CTATGCCGACCGTCCGTGCAACTTCCGTGCAACTTTCTCGATGCGCTCCGCGTCGCCGGCGAGGTGCTCAGGCGACAGGTGGGCGTACCTGAGTACAGACTGGTAGGACCGCCACCCGCCCAGCTCCATGAGGCTTCGCAGGCTGGTGCCTGCCATCACATGCCAGCTGGCCCAGGTGTGGCGCAGGTCGTGCCAGGCCAACGGCTCAATCCTCGCTCGCCGTTGCGCGGCGTACCAGCCGGTGTTGCTTGCCCGGACGTACGGCGCGCTGTCCTTCTCAGATCCACTTGGGAACACCCACGGGTTCCCCGCCACCCTCTTCGCGCGCTGCTCCGTCAGGATGTCCATCGCGTTTCTGTTGAGCGGTGCGCCTATGGCCTTCTTCGCTTTGGCCTGTCTCCCCTTGATCCAAGCCACCCGCCGCTCCAGGTCCACCTGTTCCCATCGCAGGCGCAGCACGTTCTGCTCGCGCCAGCCGGTGGCCAGAGCAAACAGGAATGGCGGTCGCAGGTGGTCCGCCAGCTCCTCGTGTAGCCGTACAGCCTCGTTCTGCGTCAGCCACCGGTAGTCGTCAGCACCGTCGGCCTCCTTGATACGGATGGTGGGCACTGAGTCCGACCAGCCCCGGCGCTGCGCGTCGCGCAGGATCGAGCGGATCAGCGCCATCATTTTGTCCACCGTGGACTGCGATGTTGGCTCGTCGGTGAAGGTGCTGCCGTCCTGCCGTCGGCGTTTGTTCTTCGGCTCAGCCTTGCGCTGGGTGGAGACGAGCGCCAGCACATCGGCGTTGATCTCGTCCAGGTGGAGGTGGCCCAGGTAGGGGGACAACCATTTCAGGTTGTGCTGATCCTTCTTGATGCTCCGTTTGCTCTTGTGGTCCTCGAACCAGGCCACGACCGCCTCGGTCCAGAGGCGTCGGGGCTTCTCGCCTAGGCGTGCTACGCGGTACTGCTCCGCGTGGATTTTCGACGCCCACTCGGTAGCGAGGTCACGGTCGACAGTCCCAGAGCTTCTAAATACTTCGCGTCCGTTGGGCGCGGTGAAGCGAATCCAGAGGATGCCTTTTTTGCCGCGCGGTTCAAGTCGGTAGGGATGGCGGGCCATTCGGGTGCTTTCGTTTCCGTGAGATATGCGTCGAGTGCTGCGCGGAGGAATCGCCAGTTTCCGCCGACCTTGCGGCCGGGCGGGCCTTTGCGCTTGCGCATCCAGTTGCGCAGGGTGACGGGGTGGTACTGCAGGTAGGCGGCGGCGGTCTCCAGGTCCATCACGTCCGGCCATAGCTTTTCAGCCGCTCCCACGATTCACCCCCTTGATCGAGCCGGCCTCGCGCGCAGGCGTGAAGCGCATCGGCAGCTGCAGTACGTTGTCCGCCGGCGCCGCGATCGAGGGCAGCACCTTGCGCGCGCTGCGGGCGGGGCGATTGATGCGTCGCCATTCCGCCAGGGCTGCCTCGGGCTCTGCGTGCTTGCTGGTCGCCCTGCAACGGCATTCGACCAGGTGGCCGCCGCCGGCGGAGAGGCCGCGCAGGTCGTGGATGTGGCGTGCGCGGTGTCCGGCGGCGCATGCCGGCAGCCCCTCGGGGTGGCTGATGTGTTGCTGGGTCATGCTGCATCTCCAAAAGGAAGGCCGGGCTGGGCAGTGTTGATCCGTGCTTCGGCGATGGCCGCGTAGGCGGGGTCCATCTCGATTCCGACGAACTGGAAGCCTTCGAATACGGCGGCCTTACCGGTGCTGCCACTGCCCATGAAGGGGTCAAGCACCAGGCCGCCAGCCGGCGTCACCAGCCGGCACAGGTAACGCATGAGGTCCGTCGGCTTCACGGTGGGATGGTTGTTCGCCCTTGGAGTAGCCTGATAGCCCTCATCGCGTCGGGTCATGTGCTGCCCGCTTGTGTTGGACACCATGCCGGCGGCCGACTTCTTGAATCCCTCGAGGCCAGCATCCCGGTCTTCCTTGCTGGCTTTGGCGCAGTAGAAGAATCGGGCGGCGCTGCCCGCTCCGGCATCGCGCAGTTCACCAGCGAGGTCAGCCATGCTCCAGCCATCGCCATCGACGCGCTTTCCGCGCTTGAGAGTGCGCGCCGGGCCGCTGCCGTCACTGTCGGGAAATGCCGCGATAACCTCATCGCTGCCGTCGTGGATGAGGTTGGCGGGCCAGCGCCCGTTTACCGGACGCGCGTCACCGCCATCAGCGCTGCATCCGCCGTGATATCCGAGCCCGGCAGCACCGCACCATCCGGTAGCGTATTCAGCCTCAACTCTGCACCCGTCAATGTTCAGTGCGCCGGTGCCATGCGCGCGCCAGTTCGTCTCGACGGTTGCCGCGAGAGGCTTTCGTGCCAAGGTGATCGGCTCCAGGGCGGGTTTCAGTGCGGTCCCGCCCCATGCTCCGTTGTGCGATTTCGGGAAGCCCGAGCCGTAGACCCACGCGATCATGTCGCGGATCTCGAAACCAGCATCCTCGATGCGTACGGCCATCCGGTGCTGGGTGCGCGTGCCGGCGAACGCCAGCAGGTGGCCGCCCGGCTTCAACACGCGCAGGCACTCGGCCCAGATGTCCGTGCTGGGCACGTCGCAGTCCCACCGCTTCCCCATGAATGCCAGCCCATAAGGGGGATCAGTCACGATCGCATCGACCGAGCAGTCGGCCATGCCGCGCATCACCTCAAGGCAGTCTCCGACGTGGATCATGCGAACAGCTCCGGTTGGATGGGGAGCGCCGGCAGCGCTGGCGGGGTAGAACTGGCCGCCCGGCGGCGCGCAGCCTGGGCGGTGTTGAAGAAGCACCAGAACCCGTGACCGTTTCCGATGCGGCGCACGCGCGCCTCTTTAATGAGGACGCGCGCTGTGTGCTTGGCCTGCGCGATCGGTTCCATTACGCTGCCTCCGCCATCGGCAGCGCCACCGGGTCCAGATTGGCCTCGGCCAGCGCACGCAATGGAGGCGGGCTGACGCTGTTGCCGACCATGCGAACCGAGGCGCTGGTGGTCAGCGGCGTACCGTTCGCCGTGCGATCGATGATGTAGCCCACCGGGAAGCCCTGCGCCCGGTACAGCTCGTGCGGCTTGAGCATGCGCAGGCCGATATCGACGATGACGTAGGGAGTGCCCTTGATCACCACCGTGACCAGCGCCAGGCGGTCCCGCGTGGTGATGGTGTCCACCGGGTCGACCAGGGTAGGGACGTTGGCCCCGGTGCCGTAGTACTTGATCAGGAAAGCGGCTACGCGCAGCGCGCCGGCCTCCTGCTCGGGCGACAGGTGGGCGAGTTCCGCCTCCGCCAGCGCATGCCCGCCGCTGCCGCTGGCGGTGACCGTTCCCAGCTGCCGGCGTGCTTCCGTGCTACCTGCTCCCCAGCGCTGGACGCCGCCGGGGCGGCCTTCGTCGTGCGCAGCCTGCACCATGAAAGCGGTAGAAAGCCCGAGTGCGTGAGCAGCGCCAGCCGGCCGCGCCGCACCTGCGCCGGAGGTGATCGTCGGAACGGGATCGGTAGCCGGCGTTCCGATGCTATCGCCCCTGAACTTCACCAGGTGAGGGGCCGCCACTGCGTGCTTCACGCCGCCGGCCACGACGGTGCCGAGTGGCTGCTGCAGGTCCAGTGCGCGCGGCGCCTGGCCCTCGCGCTCGCCGTAGCCGGTCTGCACCAGCGTGGGCGCCACCAGCGCGGTATCGGCCTTTGCCGTCATCGTGTAGAGCGGTTCGGCGGCGGATCGCGGCTCGGACTGGCCGGCGCGACCACCGACGCCGGCAAGGATCGGGCTCACCACCGAGAAGTGCCCGCCCTTCGTGCCCGCGCAGACCGTGCGCAGTGGCTCGTCAGCGCGCATCGAACCCAGGGCATGACTGCTGTTTGCGTGCTCGGCAATGAAGGGTGCCAGTTCCGGTGCGGCCAGCATCAGCTCGCCGCGGTTGGCAGCGGTGATCGTGCGCATCGGCTCGCCAACGGGGTGCACGCGGTCGCCGCCCTGGTGGGTCGCCGGCACGATGAACGGATCTGCCGATCCCAGCACGTGGCGCTGCAGGCCCTTGGCGATTCGGCGCTTCGTGGCATCGGCCAGTTCTCGCTTTCGCCCGAAGATCGAGGGACAGGGGACACTGAAGTCCAGGCAATCGGCGGCCGAAACGCGGGGCTTCTGGCCCGGCCCGGTGCCGTGTGTCGGTGCCGGCCACACGATGGCTTCACCGTCTCGACGGCCGAGCAGGAAGAGGCGCTCGCGGCTGGTGCCGGCGCCGTAGTCGCTCGCCACCAGCTTTCGCCATTCGACCGCGTAGCCCAGCGCCCGCAGCGCGGCGACGAACTGCTGCCAGGTGCGGCCGCTGTGTCGCTTGTCCGGCACCAACTGCTGCAGTTCCACCGGCACGCGCTCGCCGCACGCAGCCACGCTGCCATCCATCTTCAGCACGCGGCCGGTCGCCTTGCAGCGCTTGGCGATCAGCGGTCCCCACGTCAGGATCTGCCACACGTTCTCCATCGAGATGATGCGTGGCGCGGTGTTCGTGCCATTGGCGCGGTCGGCGCGCAGCAGCTGGCCCACCCACTTCAACACCACCCAGGAGAGCGCGCGCGTCTTCCGGCTGCGTGGCTGGCCGCCCTTGGCTTGGCTGAAGTGCGTGCAGTCCGGCGAAGCATGGAACCAGCCCACGGGGCGACCAGCGACGTCGGCGCGCGGGTCGGCGTGCCAGATGTCTTCGCGGTGGTGGATGGTGAGCGGGTGGTTGGCGGCGTGCATGCCGATGGCCAGCTCGTCGTGGTTGTAGGCGAGGGCGGGATCGATGCCCAGGGCCTGCTTGAGGCCCTCGCTGGCGCCGCCGCCGCCGGCGAACAGATCAACCACGATCTCGCCGGCGCGCAGGCGCGACTTCTGCGGTGCGGGGAAGTTGAAGGAGCGGGAGCCGTCAGCCATTGGTGTTGTCCTTGTTGAGCAGGGCGCGCAACTGCGCGACTTCATCGGGGTTCTCGTCGCGCCACTGCTGCCAGGAGCTGTCGGTCAGCTTGTGCTGCATCCAGACCGGCACGTCGGGGGTGGGGGCAAAGGGTTCGGCGCCGGCAGCGCACCGCGCGCACTGGTGACCGCCACCGTGCTGCTCGCAGAAGAACAGGCCGCAGGCCTCTTCACCGCCGTGGGGCAGGCCGCCGCAGACGTAGCTCAGCCCACGGTCGAGCTGCTTGCCGCAGCCGGCGTGGTCACAGGTGGCCGGCACGCCGTAGCCCACGTCGCGGTTCCAGTGCTCGTCGTATCCAATGGCCCAGCTCACGGCTGCACCTCCACGCGCTTGAACTCGATGACCCACACCCACGGGTTGCTGTCCCAGTCGCCGCCGGTGCTGGTCCACTGGTCTCGGAACGCATGGCGTGGATCGTTGTAGGCATCCGCATTGCCCTCGACAATCTCGGCCCACGTGATCGGATCAGCGCTGTACTTCAGGTCGTAGCCGGGAGCAACTTCGATGAGGTGGTAGCCCTCGCTGAGCGCGTCGCTGTGCCCGATCTGGTGCAGCCGCTCCACGCGGACGGCGGTGATCTCCAGCACCAGGCGGCAGGCCCAGCGCGGCATGTGGATGCTGGGAATGGGGCCAAACGACCGCCAGTGCTCTGCGGTGCCCTCGCTGTTGTGCACCTCGCGGGCATTGCGCGGCGGGTCCCACTCCAGCGGCACGACGCCGTAGCGCCCGTGTTCGCCGTCGGCTTGATAGATCGGGAAGCGGTCGCCCACGTCGATCCCGTCCTCCCAGTCCTCGCCCAGGTCTTCCCCGATGCGGAAGCTCTCCCGCACCCACAGCCGGTCGCCGGGCTGGCCGAAGGGGCAGACGATCTCGGGTTCTTGGCCCATCAGCTTCCGAACGGCCCAAACGGGGCCGCCAACCCGATGGTGTTGGGCGCCGGGCCAGCTCGGCGGCAGCCAGCAGTAGTCGATCCCAGCCAAAGCGCGCACGTCTTCGGGTGTCGGCGGTTGAGGCTTCACGACACGGCGGGTCTGGGACTTCTGGCCGGCCAGGATTGCGCGCACCATGTCGCCGTTGAACAGGATAGGACGCTCGCGCATTAGATGGGCTCCTTGGGCAGCAGGACAGGGCCACTGCGGGCTTGCGGCCGGCGGTTTCGTGGGGGCTGGCCTACGGGAATGGGGTTCGGATATGCTCTGCCGAGCGCTCTTCGACGGGGAGGTCGAGGGAGGTGAAGAGACACCGCGGCCGCCAGTACCGTGAGGTTCCGGTAGAGCTGGCCGTGCGCGAAGGGACGCACGACGGCATCGCTTACCGGGTGGTCGCGTGGAAGCCAGAAGGCAGGCCAGCATTCGTCTACTCGGTAGCGATGTCCGATCGTTTCTACGAGCCGCTTCCGACGACTGCTGAAGCGGCAACGCTGGACGAAGCACTTGACGCTGGTGTGCGCTACCTCATTTCCTTGCTCGGCGAGCAGGCGGAGCTTGTGGGTTCCTTCGCGGAATGCCACATGAGCAGCGACAGCAAAATCTGACGGACTTTCTTGGTAGTTTTCGAGGAGATTTGAATGGCTAGGCTTTCGAACCCCCGCGATGTGTACCCCGTCCATCTTGAGGTCGACGGCGCCGCGTACGTTGCCAAAGTGTGGCGCACAGACCTTGGTTGCTGGACACTTCTGTCGATCGAACTGATCGAGACCGGAGAGACCTCGATCGTTTGCGTCGAAGCCGACTCCTGTCTTGGAGCGTTGGCAATCGCGGAGGAGCTTGCTCGCGAAATGGCGAAGAGAGCGGCAGAACATTAGCGGGGCTCCGTCGGCAGCAGGGTGATGCCACGGCACAGAGGCTTCACTGCGGCCTGGGTGGCGGTGGTGTGCGGGATCGGGCCGGTGTGGCGGTACTCGCGCAGTGCGTCGGACACGAACCGGCCGCGCTCGCGGTGCTGCACGACGTAGTCGGGGAACGCGTCGCCCGGCAACAGCGCCTGGGCTTCGTCCATGAGCGCGACGAACTTCTGCTGCCATTCGAGGGGCATGGACTGGAGCGTGCGGCGCGGCACGACCAGGTAGCCGGCCCGGCCGAGACCGAACGCTTGCCAGACGGGGCCGTCGCAGTACGGATTGATGGCGTGCTGCTGTTTGGTGTCAGCCATTTCCCAGCCCCTGCGCTGCATCCCGCTGACTGTCGCGCAGGGCCCGGAACTCTGCGATCACCTCCGTTGCGATGCGTTCGGTGTACGCGCGCTCTGCCTTCGTCATCCGGGTCTGGCGACCGGAGATCATGTTTCCGGACACGTAGTCGGCATCGCACTGTGCGACGAACTCCATCACGGTGCGGTCGCCCATTGCGCCCCAGAAGGCTTGCCAGGCATTGCCGTAACAGGTGACGACGATGCGGCCCCGGCCGGCGGCCTGGTCCTGGACGAACACGCTGATGGGATCAAGGTTGTTGCGTGCCGGGATGCGGATCTCGCGGACCTGCCCCAGGTCGATGCCCTGCGCGGGCTTGTACTCCGCCGCCGCTTCGATGGCGTTCTGCCACGGGCAGTTGACGCTGCTGTGCTCGCCGATGTCCACGCCAGTGATGCGAGCGATGTGATCGGCCAGCTCGTCGGCCGTCCCGTGATAGCGGTCGCGCTGCTCGATGGTCTGGTCAAAAGCAGGCTCATCCACGCCCCCCGACTGGCGGGCGGCGAGGGCGGCCAACTCCGGCCGCAGCGCCATCGGCCGCACGAACCACGCATAGGGACCGTCTTCGGTGTCGCCCTTCCATGCCAGGCGCCACTCACCCTCGGGAGCTTCCGGGTTCCAGGCGCGCATTTCCTGCCAGTACAGCTCATCTCCGTCGTCCATAGCCTCGTAGGTGAACTCGCCGGCGACAATCTGGAAGTCGAACCCTTGGGCATGGACCAACTTGTCGAGCGCATCCTCTCGCTGGTCAGGCCAGAGAGGGATATCCGGATGGCTGAGGTCGCCATACTCCGAAGGCGCCGACATGCGGGCGGGGAGGTACAGGCCGCGCCACGGGTCCGCAGGGTCCGCAGCGTGCGCCGGCAGCAGTGGGATGGTGTAGCAGCTGGGGCCATGCTCTTCGATGGTGGCTTTCTCGCGCGCTGTGATGGCGCGGTCGCCGCCGTCCCACCACATGGGTGCAGTTGCCGGGCTGTGGCATTTGTCAGTCGTCATGGCTGGCTTCCCTTCGCGTGGTCTTTGATGCGATCGATGAGGTAGGTGGTTTCGGTGCGCCACTTGGCGCGGTCCAGCGTGTTCATGTGCTTCGTGAGGTACTGGAGCTTTTCCAGCGGCTCGATCAGCCACGTCAGGGAGAAGGGCGTGTCCGAGCGGTGGTCGCGGATCGGTGCGTACGGTCTGCAGTCCGGCCCCGCGATCCATTCGGTTTCACCGCACTCCAGGCATTCGCCCTGGCCGTTGCTACCGGCCGGCCACCGGTGGTCCTTGTGCTTGCCGGCCGGCGGGTGCAGATAGAGCGCGCGGAGTTCCAGATTCCGGCGCCGGTAATGCGCTACGTCTCCCATCTCGGCCGGTTGCCACGGCTCGGTGCTGTATCGCGGCCTGCACTCGTATCTGGCCGGGGTCTGCGTGCCGTACAGCTGGGTCAGGAGCGTCTGCGTCCAGGCCTGCACCGTTGCGGCCGGCACCGGCTCGCTTGCGGCGCCAGCACGGCGCATGTCACGCACGGTCGAGGCCACAGTCGGCGCCTCAGCCATCGCGGCCGCGCCTCCACGCGTCGGGCACCTGGCTGGCGCATAGCAGGGCGCCCATGAGCATGTAGACGCCTGTGTCGTTGATGCCTGCCCAGTGCATGGCGCCGGCGACGGCCGCGAGCAGGGCGCAGAGCAGCACCAGGACAGCGGCGCGCCAGTGGCGGATCAGTGCGCGCATCGGATCTGCTCCATGAGGCGTGCGAACTGCTCTTCTTGGCGGCGCAGCGCCCAGTGGACCCCGGCCCACGCGCCGGTGGCGAAACCCAGCACCAGACCGAATGAGAAGTCGATGGCGTTCATGCGGCGTCGCCCCCGTTGCCGCGCGCTGCGCGGGCGAGGGTACGGGTCATGTCGGACGCCGCGCGGCCTGCGCTCTTGCGGCCGTCCAGCACCTCGCGGCGCGCGAGCGCGGCGGCGCGGGCGATGTGATGCGCGGCGTAGCCCATACGCTTTGCGGCGATGGCCACCGCCAGGCCGGCGCCGTTGGCGCGCGCTGCGTTGTCGACGGGGAACTGCAGGACGACGGCGCTCATGCTGCGGCCTGCTGGGTGCTGCGCAGGTCTGCGGCGGCGCTCAGGAGCTGCGCGGCGGCGTCTTCGGCTTCGGTGGCGGAGAGGTAGACGCGGCCAGCGTCGCCGACGTACATGGCGACCTTGCCGGTTACGGGTTGGGCTTGGACCTGGACGGGGCCGGAAGAAGTGCTGAGGGCCAGGGTGGCCATGCTGATCTCCGTGCCCCGGCCCGGATGGGCTGTTACTGGGGCGACGAAGTAAAGTTACAGAATCCTGTAGTGACCTGTCAACAGGATTCTGTAATTCTTTTCGGGCTGCTGGCCGGGCCTGACGGGGCTGTCATGAAAAAGCCCCGCGATGCGGGGCTGTTCTTACGGTGTAGGTGGGTGCCTGGGGTCGGCGATCACTCTGGACGGTGACCCGTAAAGCACAAGCACCCTTGATCCGGTCGCGTACGTCGGGTCTGGGCCTTGAACAACTGTCATCAGGTTGCCGTTCTCTGTCTGCACCACGTACTCAAGTCCGCGAGTGGCGGAAACGCTGCGCTCGGTGGCAGCGCCTGCAATGGCGCCGACCACGATTCCACCAATCGCACCAACTGCATTTGCCCTGTCGCTCCCGCCTATCGTTGAGCCAGCGACGCCGCCGGCGGCAGCGCCGGCAGCGGCTCCGCCGCCTTGGCTACCGTCAATGGACACGGATCTCACGCTGATCACTGTTCCGGCAACAGTCCGATTCACCTGCCCAACGGAGCCAATCGAGTAGCTGTCAGTTCTGACATTTGGTGCGCATGCGGACAGCGCTGCGGCACCAAAGAGCGCAAGGCAGGCGCGCTTCACTCGCTCACCTGGGAGCTAGGGAACATCGGCTTGCTCGCGTCCACAGTCTCCAGCGCCTGAAGGAACTGCGAGATGTTGTTTTGCGCCGAGCGGCTGAGCGATTCACGCGCCCTGACGACACCTACAAAGGCGTAGTCGAAGGGGACGGTTCCCTCAGCGCTGACGTCCTGCGTATAGACGATGCTTCCATTGGCGCGATCGATGAGCTCGTATCGTGCGATCGTCTTCGTCGTCATGGATGCACCAAATCCAGGGATATCAATCGCAAGGATCTTGACCGAGAGGCTGAACTTTCTGGGTGCATCGTCTCGGAAGATTGCCATCTTATTGAGGGCTTCAGTCAGAGCTGTCTGCCACATTTGTGGGACTTCGTGCTGCGCCTGGGCAGGGATTCTGCCCTTGGCCTCATCCGGTCGAGCAAGCGTGACCGTCAGGGATCTGAGCTCTCCTTCGATCTTCTTGGTGCTGACGCCGACGCTGGGAACTGAGAAGTTCAACGGCGGGTTTGTGGAGCAGCCGGCCACCGACATCGCGATGGCGGCTGCGAGGAATAGCTTCTTCATCCTTGGTTCCCCTGGGTGTAGACAAAGCGCCTGTCGGCGCCATCAATTAAATCGATCGATCCTGTTGCGCAGGTAGACCTTTCCGCCGATCAGCGTTCCTTTGGGCATGGGAAACGCGGGATACAGGGCAGCATTCGCACTCACCACGTAGATCGCGTCGCCACGATCCTGCAGTCCCTTGATTTGCTGGCCATTGCCCGTGTTGAGCAGATAGATGCCGTCACCGTCAAAGGACTCCACTCCCGTATCCACCATCAGAGACTCGCCTGGGTTGATGACAGGGATCATGGAATCGCCGCGGCCGGTGACCAGCACAAGGCGGCCTGGTGGCGGCACGAATCCAACCACGGAACGGATGTAGGTGGGGGCAAAATCCATGCCTCGGACAATGTCCGGGAAGTCCTCATTGATGCGTCCATCCCCCATGTCTGCGTCTCCATCCAGTTGTTGGACGCGAACATAGTCGGGGCTGGTCTCAATCGCTAAGACGGCTGAGACCGGGGCCTCTCCCCGCGCCGTCTTCGGACCTTTGCCGGTTTCCAGCCAGCGCTGGGAGACGCCCAGCGCGTCGGCGATGACTCGCAGCTTCGTGGTGGTCTGCATACCCCCGCGTTCCAGCTCGGACAGCGTGCTGTAGCCGATACCGGTCTTTGAGGCCAGCTCGCGCCGCTCAATGCCTTGTGATTCGCGCTCACGACGAACGCGGGTGCCGATGGTTTCCATCGGGAAATGGTCACAGAACTCTGTAACAGAATGCTGTTGACTAGACCTACAGGAATCTGTAGCTTTCCTATACATGGACTGGAAATCTCAAATTCAAGGTTTGATCGGTGCCGGCGCAACCGTTGATTCGATTGCGGCCGGGATGGGTGTTACGCCCAATGCAGTCCGCGAAATCATCGCTGGGCGTACTAAGGCGCCGAGAGCCGACGCAGCGTTCCGGCTAGCCCGGATGGTCGATGCCGAGCCGCTGGTGGCTATCGCGAGCCCGCGCGCTGTGATCGGACCGTTGGTCGACAGCCGGATGAGCAAACGCGCGCTGCGGGCCAAGTTCGGTTTCAAGACCGATGCGCACCTGGCGAAGGTGCTTCAGCTCCCGGTGGAGCAGGTCGAGGCCTGGCCGGAAGAGCAGGGCGTTCCGGCCCTCCCGCAGGTGATGAAGCTGCTCGGTGTCCAGGCCGAACAACCGGCGGCCGAGGCCGCCCAAAACGATCCCGACGCCGAGCGCGTCATCCAAGTGCAGGTGGCCTGACATGCGCGCGCTGTCCGACAAATGGAACCCTCGCCTTTGGCTGAGGGAGTGGTTGAACCGTCCATCGCTGGCCGAGCTGGAAGAGCGCAGGGCCGGGGAAGCGGCCGCTGCGCAGATGTTCTGCGCGCTGGCGCTAGATACCGACGCACGCGTGTGCGGCGTCGGTGCAGAGATCGTGGATCGTCGCGCTCCTATCGGCGCGTCAAGCGCTCGATCGACAGCTTCACCTTCGCCTTTTCTTCCGGCGAAAGAGGGAGCCCATCCAGAGCCATTCGAGCAGTCAGGTTCTGCTGGAACTTCGGATCGTCTCTGAGGGTATCCGCAATTGCAGCCACCACCAGCTGCAGCGCCGTGAACTGGGATTCCCGGTCGGTTTTGACTACTTCCTCCATGTCGCGCTCCTTGTGGGCTGCGTTGTTCGCACATCCAGCGTACCGCAAGGAGGGCGACGCCCTCGCTCCCTGAGTTGATTTCGTCCATAGCGCAGATGGTGCGCGACCTGGGCCCGGCCCGAAACCTTGAAATACCCGTCTTCCCAAGGTGACCCATGACCTGCCGTACTTCCTCCATTAACTGGCTCGACTGCCTCTACAACGCCGTGCGCAAGACGCCGGGCGGTGTCGCCGAGGCCGCCAAGTGGCTGACCGATCGCCGCGGCAAGTCCATGCACCCCGAGACGCTGCGCGCGAAGCTCAACGGCACGGAGGGCGAGTCGGTGACCATCGAGATTGCTGAGCTGCTGACTGAGTGGATGCAGCAGAAGGTCGGCGGCAGCGAGTACGCCCTTGAATGGATGCAGGCGTTGGCCGGGCAGTTCGGCATGGCCGTGGACGCAGTGCCGCCGCCGCCCGAGGGCGGTTGGTCGGACGAGATCGGGGCCATCCAGACGAAGCTGCTGGAGATCACCTCGCGGGTTGGCCGTTTGTCCGGCACCGCGCTGGACGCGATTTCCGACCGCTGCATCGACAGCGATGAGGCAGAGCTGATGGTCAGCGAGGTACGCGCGCTGCGCACGATGGCGCATCGCCTGGAGCGCAATGTGGCGCGTGCTGCGCGGAAGGGGACGGGGAAGGGGAGGGCACGCCGATGAACCATCCGGCACGCGCTACCGATGTTGGCACCCGCCACGAGGCTGCCCACCACCTCATCGTCAGCGGCCAGCAGGCCATCCAGCAGGACCGCGCCGCGAAGGCGGTGCAGCAGCACCCTGGCCTGACCAGCATGGAGCTGGCGCGGGCGACAGGTCACGACCGCTACATGCTGGCCCGCAGGTTGCCTGAGCTGCTGGAGGGTGGGCGCGCGTGGCGCGGTCCGAAGAAGCCGTGCGAGGTCAGTGGCCGCAGCGCCTGCACCTGGTGGCCTGTAGCCCCGGGCGAGAACTTGGCGCTGGTGATCTGACATGGCAGCAAGAATGACCGGCATGGTGTTCGACAGGTATCCGGCGGGCGGCGGCGAGATGCTGCTGGCGTTGGCTCTGGCTGACCACGCCCATGACGACGGCACCCACATTTTCCCGTCGATCGCCAGCCTGGCGGTGAAGTCGCGGCAGTCCGAGCGCTCCGTGCAGTACCAGCTCCGCAAGATGGAACAGAGCGGCTGGCTGGAGCTGGTCAACGCCGGCGGCGGCCGCATGTCCGGCTACAAGTCCGGCGGGCGCCCGCGCGAGTATCGGATCAGCCCGCGTTGGATCAAGGGTGAAGAGCTCTCTGCACCGAACGACGGGGACGAAACCGGCTCAGATTCGAAGGGTGCAAATTCTGCACCCTTCCAAAAGGGTGCAAACGGGAGCCGTAAAGGGTGCAAAACGGCGCAGAAAAGGGTGCAACCCAGCGTCGGAAAGGGTGCAGCAGCTGTTGCACCCGAACCAAAAGCAACCAACAGCAATCAACAGCAACCCACACACAACGGCGGCGTGAGCGAGCCGAGCTGCGATTCGCTGACCGCTGTCGAGATCGATCTGGCGCTGGCCGGATTCGGCGACTTGCCGGTAGGTCTCGACCGAGAGGTGCTGGCCCGGTTCGCTCGGCATCGCGGTGCCTGCCGCCGCCCGCTGTCGATCCAAGGTTGGTTCCAAGTCCGCAACACGCTGGTCGGTCTGGCCGGTGCGGGCCACGACATCAACGAATCCCTGAGGCAGACGATGGCCGCCGGCCTGGCACTGCCCGTCATCCCCATCGTCAACTCTGCCAACGGAGCGACCCATGCGTCCCCTCACCACGGTTCTGCCGATCACGTCACCCAGCTCCGCGAGCAGTACGAGCGAGAGCATGGCGGTGGTGGCCACCTTGGCAGCGCAGGAATCTTCGACGCTGAATTCTCCGTCGTCGGCTGACGCGGACGCGCGCGCTATGGGAGCCCTGTGGACGCTGTGGGAGCGGATGGCGGCAATGTTCCCGGGCAAGTGGGCCAGGGCGAACGGCGCGGCGCCGGTGGCGCAGACCGGCGCGCTGACGACGGCCGGCGAGGTGTGGCTGCAGAGCATCACGGGCCTCAGCCCCAAGAAGTTGGCGGCCGGGTTGGCGGCCTGCATGCGCGACGCCCTGGACTGGCCGCCGAACCCGCCGCGCTTCCGCGCGATGTGCTTCGACGTGCCCACCTTGGCGAAGGTGCAGCAAGAGATCCGGCCGGGCCGCGCGCAGTCAGGCTTCGCCGTGCTGGTTCGCTCGCTGCTGGACCTGCACGTCTATGCCAGCGCAGAGGACGGATACCAGCAGGCGCGGATGCTGCAGGACGCCTACGAGCGCGCAGTGCGGCACGTCGTGGAGGGCGGGCCGGTGCCGGAGGCCGCCCTGGCGCTGCCCCCTGTGCAGCCCGGCGTGGTCGGGGTGCGCGATCGCTCGGCCGCGGCGAAGGCGATGGCGCGCGCTGCGGCTGAGCTGGGGTTCGGGAGCGCTGCTTGATGCGCTCGGACAACAACCAGCTGGACATCTTCGAACACGACCCGGCGCGTCTGGCCAAGGCCAACCGTGTTGCCGCCGAGACGGCGCTGATCGACGTGCAGTTCACC